GTTCGTGTTGTGTGCGCTAATACTCTTAACCTTGCTCTTGGTTCTATCAAGAAAAAGAATGGTATCAAGCAATCTTTCAAGATTCGCCATACTCAAACCGCAAATGGTAAAGTGCAAATTGCTCGTGAGACTCTTGGTCTTGCTAACAAGTACATGGACGAATTCGACATCATGGCTAAGGCAATGATTGAAAAAGAAGTCAATGCTAAGTCATTTAATGACATTATTCTTGCTGCATATCCTAAGCCAGAAAAAGATTCTAAGGGTGCTGTCAAGAAATGGGAAAACAAGGTAGATGTTATCAATGACATTTATACTGGTGAATTTAATGGAATGATTGCTGGTAATGCGTGGGGTGCGTTTAACGCTCTTACTGAACGCCTTGATTGGTATCGTTCTGCTCGTGGTGGTTCTAACGAATCAATCCTTGCAAGCGCAAGCGGATTTGACCCTGCAATTAACGCAGAAAAAAATCGTTTGCTAAAAGTTGTGCAAAATGTAATGTCACTCGCATAACAAAATTTCCTGAGCATGAAATAAAACTGCTCATCTGGTTGCGTAGATTAGTCGGTTAAATCACCACACTGTCACTGTGGAGATCGTGGGTTCGAGTCCCATCGCAATCGCAAGCGTAAATGGGGCCCCGTGCTTTTGTGATTTGTATCACATGACATTTTTTCTCAAACCTTATTACGTCAGGCTTTATTTTTTCCCAATTCCTATTACGTAAGACTTGACCTTTTCCCAATTTCAGGGTAGAATTAATATATGGACACCACACTAAGAGTAACCGAACTGATTGACTATATCTATGATGAGAATTCTATCCACTTTGATTTTGATGAGGATATGAATGGTGGGGATTGCGATTGTAATCTACATACCACGCTACAAACCATTGTAACCTATTGGGAGAAAATATGCTAGGATATGAAATGTCAGATGTAGACGATATGATTTATGCATTGGATTCTGCGTTGACTACCATTAATTCAGATGATGACCCTTGGCTTTATAACAATACCTGGAGAGCCATGGATTTCCTAAAGGGTTTAAAAGTAGAAGGGTACTTTGACTAATGTGGACTAAATATAGTTATGTTTGTACTGACTGTGATTCTCTTATAGAGGTTACTACTGATAAGACTCCCGCCATGGATCCAGGATGTGTTTGTGGTTTGGATACCTTCGTTACTCGTACTGCCCTGGAGCCAGCAGTACAGCCAACTGTGACTAGTATCACACCCACTAGAGTTGTAAAAATTGACTCAAACCCCTATAATTAATATATGGACCTAAACACACTTAAAGAATATCTTAATATCCACCTCATCAGTGTCCAACAAGACTATGATAAGGTACCTGAAGGAGATAGAGATTCTATCATCCACCTTAATGGACAGCAATATGCAATTAATCACATTATAGGAGTAATCAATGAATAATAAAGTAGACTCACATATCCAACGCTTGGTAGACGCAGGGGTATCAGGTTTAGATATCCTACATGGTGTATTAAAAAACCTTATGCTCATAGCAGAAAAAGAATTAGAAAATGCACAAGAGGTTGAAGATGAATCTGGTGAAGCCATGGACTCTATGGATAGAACACGATGTGAAGGTGTCCTTGACGCATTGACTGAAGTGTATGCATTAACATATGATATTTCATTTGCCATAGAGGATAAGGAGAAGTCTAATGGGAATGCGTGATGAATCATGGTGTGGTGGATGTGGATGTAGCATTACCTTCACTGAGGATGAGTATGCTCAATGCGGTACCTGCGAAAAAGACGACGCTATTGATTTCATTGAAGGTATTATTAGATATGTAGAGAATACCAAAAATGAACTAGAGGAGCGCTTGACATTAGCAGATGGGGCTGATAGTATTTATCCATACCTTGAAGGTGCTGTAGAATATACAGACCTTATCCTACTAGAGATAAAGGATAGATATCAAAATGCCTGATAAGTTTATTGAACTCGACTATGATGAATGGGTAAATACATATAAGCCTATTATTAATCATATAGATACAAATGCCTCCTTCGATGGAATGATGTTTGAGACCTATGGCGATGAAGTAGATTTTGTAAAGGAGCAAGATGTTTATCATATCTGGACTTATGGCGATGGAGATGATGGGGGGTCATATGTCTGGAATGGTTGGTCTTTTGTTAATCGTATTGGATATTTTATTACTGAGGTCCCTTGGATAGAAGGAGAGACTACTCAAATCAGAGTTAGTTTTAATTGGTTCTACTGTGAGAACTGTCAGGCAGAATTCGAAGACCCTGATAATATTATTAGAGACGCCTTCGATGAGCACGATTTGGAAAAATGCCCACAATGTGCTACGATTAAAGAACTGAAACTAGTAGGACTGGAGACCCAATGAAAGACAGACTAACAGGATTAACCTACGCAGGTTCGTTTGCTGTAGATAGTGGACAGGCTATAGTAGGCGACCCTTGCTACCTAAATCAATATGACCCAAATACAAATGAGCCATGGGACCTAACAGGTAAAGAAGGACAATATTCTTATCAAGGTATTTCTGCGGTAACGCTAAATAAAACCTTTGGTGAGATTGCTGGCAATACCGCTGTTGCTTTTAATACAGGGTATGGAGATGGACTCTATCCAGTATATGTTAAATTAGATCAAGATAACAGAGTTGTCATGGTTGTAATTGACTTTAATGGTGAGATGGATGACGACTGGGAAAAAGAGTGAAATTGACACAGACGTTATTTTTTGATATCATTGAGGTACCTACTAAAGAAAAGGAAACACCATGGGAGCAAGAATAAACTTTGTATTCAAGGACAGCGAGTCAGGACCTAGCGCTGTACTATACAGTCACTGGGGCCAAGACTCATGGCAGCAGGACCTAGCAGAGGCTCTATCACATGCAAGGCCACGCCTACAGGATTCGTCCTATGGCACTCGCATGATTATTAGTTATCTTATCCAGCATAACATCCTTGATGAAACTGGATTTGGTATCTATGCAATTGAAGGAAATAACTACGACCTAGGTGAGCAGACGGTAATCGTTGACTTCACTACTAAAACCATTATTGATAATGTCCCTGTAGACTTTGAGGCATTCATCAATGCATATGGACCACGAATTATTACTAGTATTAACTAAAAGGAGAAATAAATGGCTAAGAAGAAATCTAAAGTTGTCCCATATCTTGAGACTTGGGATACTCGTTATGGAAAGTCACAGCGAATAGTCTTGCGTAAGGATGGTAAGTTTGTTGATAATACCAGCCTTAGCGCACTTAAGCGAGGAGCAAGGGTCTCTTCTCGCTAATCAATAGGGGGGAAGGTTTTCTGTGGTGGGTTGCCTTCCCCTCTTTTTTTGCTATAATTGATTGAGGGGGCAAAGTGTATAGAATTAGTCGAGTATCTACAATCACCAACGAAGAAAAAGTTGCTAAAAAAATTGCGGGATTGTTAACAGACCTAACACTAGATTTAGATAGAGTAGGACATCACCTTGCTTTCTCAACATCTTACTTATGGTACACTCGTGTATTAGAAGTTTTAGAAGCAGCAAAGTTTAATAAAGAAGTAGTAAAACTCAACAAGTATGGAGAATATAATGACAGACTTTTCTAGCCAAGTAAATATCTTAGGCAAACTCTATGCTGACTATAAAGATGAAAAATCTTTTAAGGCTTTCATAGAATTTAATGACATTGGTTTGCCTTTGGCATATTTGTGTGCTGAAGGTTTGGCAAATCCAAGTGAAGACGGAATGCGTTATATTGCTGAAACATTTGAATTATTTATTCAGACAGTTGGCATTCCTGATACAGGGTTTGAAACTCTTGATGATGTACTTGACGCAGGCCAGGAACTAGAGTAAAATCTAGGGCCTTCGGCCCGTGCTGATCAACCCGTGAAATTTAGATAAATCGGACATCTTTCAAACCTTAAAACCTTATTACGATCCACTAAATAATTTTCCAGATTCATGGAAAAACCTTCAAACCTTATTTTCTAAAAGACATTACGAACCCTAAAATATTTTTCCAGATTCATAGCATATCAAACCTTATATGTCAAACCAGGCTATAAGGTTTTTGTATTGTATCTTATACTACTGACATTACGATCTCTCTTTATTTATCCCCCGCCCCAGCGTGAGTGCTAGTACTATCAGACATCGGGCAGCGGGGGATCAAAAGATGTACCAATATCCCCTAGTATAACTATAAACAAACCTTCAAACCTTTTCTCCTGGTTTTTAAATATTATCCAAACCTTTATATATTTTTTATTATATTTATATATATTTATTGGACAAATTCGTATATTTTGTATAGGTTTTTTAGGCTATAAAGGTTTGACAAATAGAAGGTTTGGGAGTATAATGCACAAGGTTTGATATATGGATTTGACATATGAAGGTTTGTATGGTAAGAGGTTTGGGCCGTTAGACATTACGACGCCCTTTGTCTAAATGCTCAATACTCCACTTTCCTCCACTTCAAACCACTTTCTGATAAATCTAAAAAATATCAGTAACATTTAATTTGCTATCAAACCTCTCAAATAGGACATTTATGACATAATAAACCAGGTATAATCTGACTATGAATCTACCACTTCTATACATTTACTTCATATATGGGCTATTGGGATTATCTGGTTTGGCTATTATATGGGCTATCTTTGAGATTTTCCAAGGGGATAAGTAACTCTGGTTGTTGGGCATATAGTGCTATACTGAAAATACAATTCAGGTTCCTATAATGGTCCGTAGAGCAGTTTCCGAAACTGATAATGTAGGTCCGACTCCTACACCTGAAGCGTATTGCTTATACTAGGGATTACGATCAATATTTAATTCCCCCGAAATTTCTGATATACTCTATACATGGCTACAATTTGTGACATTGACGATACCCTATTAAGAAATGGCACACAGCCCATTCGCAAAGTAATTGATTATGTTAATGCTCTACCTGGAGCCTTGATCCTGGTTACAGGAAGAAATGTCTCACAGAGAGCAGAGACAGTCAAAGCACTTCGTGCAGCAGGTGTTAAGTATTCTAGATTAATTATGAATCCTGGTTCATCATCTGAGACAGCAGACTTTAAATATAAAGTTGGAATGAAACTTAAGGGTTCTGTTAATCTTGCTATAGATAATAATCCTACTATGAGAGCAGCCTATGCTAA